GGCGAAGAGGATGGTCAACCGGTTGGCATTGTGATTGCAGGCAATCACCAACTACAAGCTGCGCGTGCTTTAGGATGGACGCACATCGCTGCGGTGTTTGTTGATGACGACAGCGCTACGGCTAGTGCTTATGCGCTAGCGGACAACCGGGTTAGCGATCTGGGTGAGTACGACGCGGATGAGTTAGCTGCAGTGCTTGAGGAAATGCGCGCAACACCGGATCTGCTGGAAGCTGCGAGCTACGAAGTCGACAATCTACAGGAAGCTGTGCTGGAGCAACGCGAAATGGATAGTGCTGCTGCTAAGACTGAGACTTTGAATAACAAGAATAAGCCGTCACTTGACGATCTAGCTGATAAGTACCAGACACGCGAGACTCGGACATTTAGGGCGGAGCTCCCGATAGCGATCTACGGTTGGGTCAATGACCAGATGACGATGTACAAGAACCGGAAGAAGATAGAGGGCACCAGCGAAGCGTTCATCACTTTGCTCCAAGAAGTAAGTAAGGAGAAGAAGAAGTGAGAGGACAGTACGCGGAAGGTTTAGAGAAGCTGCTAACACCGGTCGAGTGGATCGAGCTCGCCGAAAGCAATCCAAGACGGGGTGACGTCGACGCTGTTACGAAAAGCTATGAAGTGTTCGGACAGCGTAAACCGATCGTAGTGCGGAGAACTGGCGAGAAGTCCGGAGTGGCTATTGCGGGTAACCACCAACTCCAGGCTGCAATACGTTTAGGGTGGTCACACATCGCAGCTGTTTGGGTGGACGAAGATGAGGCTGTCAGTAGGGCGTTTGCGTTGGCTGATAACAGAACTCACGACCTAGGAAGCTATGACACTGCTTTACTGTTGGAACTTCTGGAAGAAGTGCGCGGAGAAGAACGGTTATTGGCTGCGACAGCTTACAGCGAAGACGACTTGGCCGATCTAGCTGCCATTTTGGAGGAAGCTGAAGAGCTTGATCTTAGCGACATCGCGGAGCTAAATAAAAGGTTCAGCAGTATGGCAAGCCGAATGCTGGTAATCGAGCTGACGAACGATCAGTTCGTGTATGCGCAGGACGCACTGACGAAGTACAGAGAGAAAATGAAGTTAGACAGTAACGCCGAAGCGCTGGTGAAGGCGCTCGAGAAGACCAATAAGACGGAGGCACCTAAGTGGAACTCGAAGTAATCAAAATGGCCCGGGTAATGACGGGTGAGCAGGCAACAGAACTAGTAGGTACTCCGGTGCCGAATAAGAAACCTAATCTGACGAAGGCGTGCGTAGTTGTTGACGAAGAGACGGGCGAGCCGGTTATGGCGTACTTGCCTCTGGACAGAGACATTGTAAAACAGATCCGACACGCAGTGCTGTCTATCAAGAGCTGGGGCACCGCCGGTCGAGCCGGTGGTTGGGATAGTGCAAGTAGAACCTTCGGTATGGCGCCGCGTAAACCATTTCACGGACGCGAGAGCTGCAGGCCGACCAGTATGGCGACGGAAGAACCAGAGACTCACGCCGTATTTGTAAACCTGGCCGAGCATCTCGACAAAATGCTAAAAGAAATCGCACCAGAGATCTGGGAGGCGGACGTAGAGGTTATGGACCGCGTGGCCGATGAGTGGAAAATGCTCGACGGGTCTACCTGGACCAGCGGGGTGGTAAATCGTAGCGCAGCACTGCCGTACCATCGCGATGGGTTCAACTTCGAGGTCTGGTCAGGGATGCCGGTTATCCGACGCGGTATGCGCGGAGGTTATTTAGATGTACCGGAGTACGAGATGGTCGTTGAGTGTAAGGATGGGTGGGTGCTGTTTTTCCCTGGATACTTGGTTGTACACGGCGTAACGCCGCTCGAACCAGTAGACAAGGACGGATACCGGTTCAGCGTTGTGTACTACTCGCTAAAGGGTATGAAGGACTGCTTCACATACGCTGTGGAGACTGCGATGGGCCGCAAGAAGCGGACCGAACGCGAACAGGATCTAGCTGATGCGGTTTCGGGTAAGAAGGACTTCAAGATAGGCAAGAATAATGGCAAATGAGCTGATAGCTATCATTAGTCATAAGCGCGCTGGCAATGTGGGCAAGATGAGCGCACATCTGCCTAATGCCGTATGGTATGTTGGGCACGGCGAAGCTGATGAGTATAAAGAAGCGGGCGCTGTCAATGTGGTTGAAAGCGGCGGACTTATCGACAGCCGAAACCGGGCGTTGGACGATGCGCACAACAGTGGTCGAGGTTGCGTACAAGTTAGCGACGACTTCGGTGGCGTTACGTTGGCTGGTACTAAGTCAGACAAGAAGATAACTCTGTTGCAGGCAATAGAGATGATGTCAGGGGTTGCTGACCAGATCGGAGCGAAGCTGGCTGGCGTAGCACCGGTTGCAAATCGCTTCTATGTGGACCCGGAGAAGCCAGTGAAGACTCGGCATTTTATTGTGGGTGACCTTATTTACGTAGCGCCTAGTTCACCACGGTTCGACGGTAAGCTGAGGCTGAAAGAGGACTACGACTTTACGGCGCAGCATCTAAAGGAGTACGGGGCGGTTGCAAGGCTAGATGTGTTGATGGCTAAGTTCGCGCATAGAACGAATGCCGGGGGCGCGGTGGCATACAGAACTAGCGATGTTGAGCAGGAAGCCATTGCTTATTTGAAAGCAAAATGGCCTGGGGCGATCGTGGATAATCCGCGCAGACCGGACGAGGTGCTATTCAAGGGCGAAGTAATCTTGGGTGCGGGCAATGGGTAAACGAGGACCGGCTCCGCTTCCAACGCATTTGAAGATCGTGCGCGGGACAGCTAGACCTGACCGGATCAATAAAAAGGAACCGAAGGCCAAGACAGGAACACCCAGGTGTCCTGAGTGGTTGAGCGATGAGGCGAAGGTGGTATGGAAAAGAACTGTGGCACAACTGAAACAGATGGGCACGCTAAGCGTGGCGGACGTAGATCTAATCGCCGCGTACTGCAACGCTGTGGTCACGTATCAAAAAGCAACCGATCTTGTAGACAAAAGCGGCGTGTTGATAAAAGGAAGGCGCGATGGAGTGGTCACCAATCCGGCGGTGCGCATTCAGCGAGACGCGGCGACGCTCATAAGACAACTGGGTGCAGAGTTCGGGCTGTCACCTTCATCGCGGACACGTATACAGACGGACAGCGGTGAAGATGACACAGACTTCCTGGACTAGACCGACATTTACGAGTGCTGGGCTGCAGCTTCTTGACGGAGCGTACTACGACGAAGACGCGGCGGATCGTGCTGTCAAGTTCTTCGGGCTGCTCAGACTTGTAGAAGGTCGAGGTGCGGGAGAACCTTGGCAGCTGATGCCTTGGATGGAGTATGAAGTTATTCGACCATTATTCGGTTATAAGCGGGCTGATGGGACGCGGCTATACCGTACGGTGTGGTTGGAGGTACCGAGAAAGAACGCGAAGACGACGCTAGCGGCTGGCTTGGCGCTATACGGACTTGTTGCGGACGGGGAACCGGGTGCGCAGGTGTACATGGGCGCTCGAGACCGGGCGCAGGCACGTATCTGTTATGACACGGCACGGAAAATGGTTGACGCGTCGCCAACTCTGCGTAAGCGATGCAAGACTGCGCGATCATTTATCGAGGTGCCAAAAACGGGAAGCGTGCTAAGGACAATCTCTGGTGAGGCACTCGGACAGCACGGGTTCAACGCGCACATTGCGGTGTTAGATGAGGTGCACGCGCATAAGAACCGAGAGATCTGGGACGTGCTTAGCTCATCAGTGGGAGCTCGCCGTCAGCCAATCGTCATTGGCATTACTACTGCTGGTGTTTATGATCCCAACCACATCGCTTATGAGCAGCACGACTACGCGGTTAGGGTTGCAAATGGGGAACTGGAAGACCCGTCATTCTTGGCGGTTATTTATTCGGCGGAACAGGAAGACGACTGGACCGATCCGAAGACCTGGGCGAAGGCTAATCCATCGCTGGGCACAACGGTAATGCCGGAGTTCTTCGAAGATGAGATCAGAAAGGCAAAGGTAAGTCCGGCGCGCCAGACAGCTTTCGCGCAGCTTTACCTAAATCGTTGGACGCGAGAAGTCCAGCGCTGGATCGACATGGACGCCTGGCGCGCTTGCGGGGAGAAAGAGCTGAACATCGAAGACTACAAGGGGAGACCTTGTTTCGTTGGCTTGGACTTATCATCGACAACGGACATCTCGGCGCTGGTACAGGTATTCCCTGAGGAAGATGGCGGGTTTACGGTGTTCCCTCGGTTCTGGATACCTGCGGACAACATCGCTGAGAGAGAGAAGCGGGATCGACAGCCTTATGGACAGTGGGCAGCACAGGGTAAACTAAACTTGACGCCGGGTAACGTAATCGACTACCGGTTTATCAAGCACGAGATCGAGAAGATCGCGACAGAGTTCCACATCCTTGAGCTGGCTTACGACCCTTGGAACTCAACGCAGCTTGTGGTTGAGTTAGCGGAGCAGGGTATGCGGGTGGCTCCGACTCGTCAGGGTTTCGCCACTATGTCGGCTCCCACGAAGGAGGTCGAGCGGCTTATCGTGTCCGGACAGCTAAGTCACGGCAATCACCCGGTGTTGGCCTCGCACGCGGACGCGGCACTGGTATCCACAGACCCGGCTGGTAACCTCAAACCTGATAAGGCGAAGAGTACGGCACGCATCGACGGTCTGGTTGCGCTGGTTATGGCAATCAACTCGGCGATGCTAGCAGGAACGTCGCTGACCGGGAAGTCGGTCTATGAGGAACGGGGAGTGGAGCTACTGTGAGTATACAAGCAACGGCGGTAACTGTCGGAACGGCGGCGTCACTTATCATTACGGTTGGCGACTTCGCTGCGGGTGGTAAGGACGGACGCGTAACATACGAAATCCTAAATAACGGATCTTCGGTAATCTGGATCGGTGGCACCAATGGCGTGACCACGGCTAACGGTTCTCCGCTACCAGCTGGCGGAGCGCGGACGCTTGACCTGCGGCTTGGCGCAACAGTGTACGCAATCTCAGATCAAGCAGGACAAGACGTACGAATCTTGGAGGTTCGATAATGCCAGATAGCTCATTTTATGCACCCGGCGGAGCCGGTGCGACCGCAATCAACGGTTTGACTGATGTCACAATCACCGACCCAATGCTCGGAGAGGGCATTATCTACGACGGCACAGAGTGGATCAATGGGGATGTGCTTGACGTAGAGCGGGCACTTATCAAGAACCCGCAGGCCGGTCGTTTCTACTTCTCACGGAATCAGGTAGGACAGGGGGGCATTGGGGGATACAACGCTTTCCTCGTACCGATCATCTTCGCATCGGATGTGGTGATCAATAAGTTCATTGTCGGGCAACAGTACAACCCGCCAAGCACGCAAGGAAACGGTGGGCTAAAGGTTCGTGGCTACATCTATAACAGCAATGAAGCAGGAAATCCCAACAACCTACATAAAGACCTGGGTTACTTCACCATTGCACCAAGCGACAGTGGCGGCGGCACCAATACGCAGTTCACTCTTGCGACAACAACAACGATCGAAGCGAATACCCTACATTGGTTTGGGTTCGCATACGGACCTGTAAATCCTGCGGCTGGTAACTTAGGTAGTTGGGCAATGGAGTACGGCGGACTGACCGATCCGTACTTTAGCTTGGGAGTACCAGACTCGGTCGCTCCTTACATGACTGCTATTGCGGGTTTATACAATGGAAGCGAAGACTGGTCAACTTTCGACTTCCAAAATGGGACGCTAGACAACAACATCTCAAACTCTTGGGGGTTCAGTTATAACGTACCTCGTATGGGACTGCGAGTAAACTCGGTTGTTTAGTTCATACAAGAAGCTTGCGTACAGTAAGCAGGTACTAGTAAACCTGAAATCGGGTGCTGCGTTTCGCGGCTTTCTGGTAAAGGAGCTTGGGCAGCTTGTTGTACTGCAGAGAGCTGAGTACATCGAACCTGGGGCGGAAGCAACGTCCGCACCGGGCGAGATACTTATTGAGAAGAGTAACATCGAGTTCGTACAGATCATCGGGGGGTAATCAGTAATGGCAATCGTTCAGAACGGGGACGGGCTGCTCAATGTGCGACCAACTTCCCCTATCCCTGCAATCCTGGGCGGGAGCATACGGCTATTTGACGATAGGATGGTCGACTACGCAGAGCTGTATAAGAGCCAGCACGAAGTACGTACGGTTATTGACTTCTTGGCGAGAAACATCTCGCAGATACCGCTGCACGCTTATCGGCGCTTGGGTGACAACCAGCGAGAGAGAATCACGGGTAGTCCGGTAACAGATACTATTGAGCGTCCAGACATCTACACGACAAGATCAAGATGGATGGAGGCGCTTGTCAAGGATCTGTGTATCTTTGATGAGGCGATACGAGTAAAGGTACGTCACGAAGATGGGCGGATCGCGCTGGTGCGGGTGCCGCCGACAATGGTAAAACCTATCGGTACTAACTGGTTGCGTCCAGACGGGTACGAGATCGTTGGTAAGGAACAGACGGTTCGGTTTACTAGGGACGAAGTTATCCACATTCACGGTTATGACCCGAAAGACCCTCGTAAGGGGTTGTCGCCACTGGAAACACTTAGGCAGCTGTTGGCTGAGCAGTATGCGGCTGCTGAGCATCGAGAGGGTTTGTGGCGACAAGGCGCTAGGGCTTCGCTGGTTATTGAGAGACCACTTGGAGCACCGCAGTGGTCAGACACGGCGAGATCTAGATTCCGGGCCGACTGGGACGCGTCGTTCACAGGAGCTAAGAACTCTGGAAAGACTGCGGTGTTGGAGGAGGGAATGGTTGCTAAGCCACTGGAGACCTTCTCGCCACGTGACGCGCAGTATCTTGAAACTGCTCAGCTAGCTAGGGAGATCGTGGCCAGCGCTTTCGGCGTGCCCATCGGTCTACTTGGTCTTGGCACATCAACGTATGCCTCATTGACAGAACAGAACAGACAACTGTATCAGAACGCATTAGCGCCGTGGTTGACACTTATTCAGGAAGAGCTCGAGGCGCAACTGCTTTATGAGTTCGACGAACCGGACGCATACTACGAGTTCATGCTCGCGGATAAGCTGAAAGGAAGCTTCGAGGAACAGGCGGCTGTGTTGCAGGCTTCGGTGGGGGCACCTTACTTGACACGAAATGAAGCACGTGCGCGACTAAACCTAACAGCTATTGAAGGTGGCGACGAGCTGGTGACACCGCTAAACGTGTTGGTAGGTGGTCAGGCCAATCCTCAGGACAGCGTGCCCGACAGCAGACTGTTAGGTACACGATCTGCGCCGATGCCAATGGCGAAGTCTGCGCTAGGTCGCGATACTTATGTGCAGATCAGAGATGAGGCAACAGAGGAGTTCAACAGCATTTTCAAGTCTAATCTGAACCGGCAACGTCGCGCTGTGTTGAGCCGACTCGGAGCTCAAAAGAGCGAACTGGTTGAGGTAAAGGCTAAGCCGGGTAAGCTGTTCGATAGGCAACGCTTCGATAAGGAGCTTGCTAAGGACTTGCTGCCGGCTATGCGAAAGACTGCGAAGAACTCAGCTTCCACTGTCGGGAGCTGGGACATAGACAATGCTGAGAACTGGTTAGCTGCTGTAGCGCTATCAACTGCCAAGAAGGTAAACCGATCAACGGAGGAGAGAATCCAGCGATCACTGAGCGAACTAGATGAAGACGGCGACGCGCTCGATGCTATGGATAGCTTGTTTGACGAGATGACAGAGAACGAAGTGATCTCTGCTGGCTTCACGCTTGCTGGGTCGGTAGCGAACTTTGCCCGGAATGAAAGCGCGTACTCAAACAACAGGGGTACCAAGACCTGGATCGTGACTTCGGGAAATCCTAGAGCATCGCACGCAGCCATGAACGGCGAGACGGTTGCTATGGGTGAGACTTTCTCAAATGGCGCAAGATGGCCGGGTGACCCGGACTTGGACATTGATGAGACGGCTAACTGCGCGTGTATCTGCGACTTCGGAGACTAGTATGCCGTACTTTGTGACTAATGATAACCCAGAGTGCGCGGGTTGGGCTGTTGAAAAAGAAGATGGTGAGGTTATTGGTTGCCACGAATCCCGTGAAGATGCTCTGGAGCAGATGGTTGCCATTTCGCTAGATGAAGGAATACCAGTTGGCGGCGAGAGGTCGGTCAAGCTTGATGAGGGCGACTTCGTAGCACCCGAAGCTGCGCAGGAGGAGGCTCTACGGGGCTTGCGTTGGCGGGAGGAGTACAAACGCGGAGGAACCGAGATCGGGGTGGCGAGAGCTCGCGACATCTCAAACGGACGTCGTCTGTCGGAAGATACAATACGCCGAATGGTTAGTTATTTCGCTCGGCACGAAGTGGACAAGCAGGGTCAGGGCTGGTCTAGGGGGGAAGAGGGTTATCCTTCTGCTGGTAGAATAGCTTGGGCGTTGTGGGGCGGAGATCCGGGCCGCGCCTGGGCGGAATCGCTGGCTGGGCGTATTGAAGGAGAAGAGGAAGAGGGCACATCATCTATGAAGGAGGGTACCAGACAAATGAACGTAAAATCATTCCCGGTCGACACCATTGAGGTCAAGGCCATAGCATCTGAGGAAGCGCCGAACGGCGAGTTCACGGCGCTAGTTAGCGTATTTGGAAACACGGACCTAGTGGGCGATCGGGTTATGCCGGGGGCATTTGGAAAGAGTCTTGCGGCGTATGCAGCTGCTGGGAAGAACCTACCTATTGTGTGGTCGCACGACTGGGGCAACGCCGAGTCCTTCATTGGTAAGACGCTTAGCGCTGAGGAGACCGAAGCTGGCTTGCTAATCCGAGGAGCTTTCTTCGATACACCGAGAGCACAGACCGTACGTACGCTGCTGGCAGAACGGGTGGTCAATGAGTTCAGCTTCGCGTATGACATTATCAATGAGCAGAAAGGGGCTGACGGGATCAATGAGCTGCTTGAGCTAAACATCCTGGAGGCCGGACCAACGCTGAAGGGGGCAAACCCGGCAACGCAGCTTATTGCGGCTAAGGCGGCGGTAGCTGCCATTGAAGTTGAGAACTCGAAGGCGGGGCGCACCTTGTCTACGAAGAACGAAAACCTGATAGCGCAGGCAAAAGCTATGCTAGATGAGGTTCTTAGTTCGCTCGATACACCGGCAGAGCCTGCCAAGTCCGAGGAACCTATTGAGGTCAAGGCCGAGGAGCAGGGGATGGATCCGGGGATCGCTGTAACACTCATTGAGCTCGCCGAGCTTGATGCCGATCTCTAAACCTACCCATAGGAGAAAACACTATGAAGCACCTGATCGAACAGGCTAAGCAGCTTGCAGAAGCTGCAGCAACTGAGGGTCGCGCACTTACAACAGAAGAGCGCGAAACTGTAGAGGCTGCAATCTCTGGCGCTAAGGCCGTCAAAGCAGATGCTGAGCTCCGCAAGGCCGTAGACGCACTCGGAACAGAACTGGCTGATGCTAAGGTTGAAACAACACCTACATCAACAGCTCGCACACCGGGCGCTAAGCTATTTGCAGACCCAGCATTCAAGAACTGGATCAACGACGCTACACGCAACGGTCTACCGGATGCCAAGTCGCTGACCAACTCACCATCAGTATCTGTTGGTGGAATCAAGGCAACACTACTCGGATCTTCCGATACTTCAGCAGGAGCGATGGTTACAAATGACCGCTATGCTCCGGTTGGTATTGCGTATGGCCGTGGTGGTCTCAATGCCCTAAACCTTGTAACGATCGGATCAACATCGTCTGACGCTGTCGAGTTCGCACGCGCAATGCGCATCACTGCGGGCCAGTCAGTAAACTCAGCGGCACCGATCGCCGAAGGAGACCCGGCTGCAGAATCAACCTTGACATTCATCAAGGACACTGCGGTTGTCAAGGATGTGCGTACGTTCATCCCAGCTTCGACACGTGCTCTAGCGGACGCTGCGCAGCTTGAGACAATCGCTAACAACTTCCTCACCTACGCGGTACAGGAAGAGCTCGAAGATCAGATCATCAACGGCAACGGACTTGGCGAAAACATGACTGGTATTTTCAATACCGGTTACGTCCAGGCACAGGCCTACGATACAGATCTCATCACATCAATCCGTAAGGCAATCCGTAAGGTCGAGACGGTAGGCAACAGCCGCGCATCAGCCGTACTGGTTCACCCGGAGGATAATGAGAAGATCGATCTTCTGCTTGATGCTAACGACACCTACCTATTCGGTGGGCCCGCAACAGCATCTATCCCTACGATCTGGGGTCTCCCACGTGTCGTATCATCTGCTGTGCCTGTTGGAAACGCCATCGTAGGCGACTTCCGTAAGGCAATCGTCTGGGAGCGCCAGCCGCTCACAGTGTCAATGTACCCACAACACTCCGACTACGCAATCAAGGGTCTTGTAGCTCTTGTTGCGTCAGCTCGCGCAGCGTTCGGTGTATTGCACCCAGAAGCGTTCTGCACAGTCGACCTGACTGCGTAGTCCAGACGCTTTAGACGGCCCGGTCGAGGGATGGCGAAGGCCAACCTTCGCCGGGTCGTTTGCGTATAGTAAACCGAGACATAGGAGACAGAGATGACGATGGTAGTTGTAGAGACTGAGCCGGGAACCTTCATTCGGCTGCCAGAGGCTGAGGCGACTCGACTGGGGCTGAAAGAGGTTGAGCTAAAGCCGGTG